TGAATTGAAAGAATCCTACTTCAAACAGGCATGCCTGAACTTGAAAGCAGCGAAGTCCAAAACCGTTCAGATGTTCGAGGAAGGAAACGAGCGCGTGATGGAGGTGCCGGCGTGAATCATGGCTCCCTGTTCTCAGGAATCGGAGGATTCGATCTTGGCTTCGAACGAGCAGGAATTAGAACTCTTTGGCAGGTTGAAATTGATCCCTACTGTCGCCGTGTGCTGGCGAAAAACTTTCCAGGATCAGAGCGATTCTCCGATATCCGGGAATGCGGAGCCCACAACCTCGCTCCCGTTGACATCCTCAGCGGGGGATTCCCTTGTCAGGACATCAGCAACGCCGGCAAGCGCGCCGGAATCGACGGAGAGCGCAGCGGACTGTGGTCCGAGTACGCGCGGATCATTCGCGAACTCCGACCGCGGTACGTCGTCGTGGAGAACGTCGCAGCTTTGCTTGGACGGGGAATGGGCAGAGTTCTCGGAGACCTGGCCGCGCTCGGGTATGACGCGGAGTGGCAAAGCATTCGAGCGTCCGACGTTGGTGCGCCACACAGACGAGAACGAATCTGGATTGTTGCCTACCCCCACAGCCAGCGAAGGTGCGTCTTCCACGAGTCACAGCCGGACGTGGAGCGATACACAAATCAACCTGCACAATTTTGTGACTGGCAAGGGCAAACAGCATCCGAAGTGGTGGCCGACGCCCAATGTGGCTGGCGGCGGCAACCCGCCGGAGATTCTGACTCCATACAAGAATCACTTTGTCCGGCCGAGCGGACAGAAGGCGCATTTGTCCTTGGATCAGGCCGCAAAGATGTGGCCGACGCCGACGGCGGAAGACTCGCAGTGCAAAGGGAATCATCCGGGCGCAGTGGATTCGCTGCACGCGGCGGTGAAACTTTGGCCGACTCCCAGAGCCATCTATGGGGAGCATCCGGGGATGAAAGATCCGAACCACCTGACGGGTGCGGTCCAGATGTGGGCGACTCCGCAGAGCCGGGACTTTCGAACGGGACAATCTTCCCGGTGGGAGAACCCGGAGCGGACGCGCAACTTGAACGATCAGATTGGTGGGCAGTTGAACCCGGCGTGGGTCGAGTGGCTCATGGGATACCCGCTCGGGTGGACCGACTGCGGGGACTCGGGAACGCCATCGTCCCGCAAATCGCGGAATGGATCGGGAAAAGACTGATGGAGGTGCTGGCGTGAAGTCCCGGCAGATTGAGTGGTTGGTGTTCGCATGCGCTGTAACGGCATTCACTTTGGCGCTGGCGAACCTGGGCCGGGAGGCAGCGGTTTTCATGGTGCTCGTCGTGGTCCTTACGCTTTGGAAACACGGGAGAAAGGCGCGGGAAACGGGAAATTATAGTTTTAGTGAAATCGCTAAAACCAGCACGGACGCCGGAACTGTCCTCGAAGCGGCTCCGGCGTCGGCACCGATCACCTACTCCGAAGGCAAGAAAATTTACGACCAAGACCAGGAACACCTCAAGCAATTCTTTTTGCAGCACGCTCCGGTACTCTGGAACGATCGCTACACCTGCCGCTGCGGGCACTGGGCGACCAACCGGGACAGCGACGAAATCGTCCGCGCCAAAAGCTGGGCCGAGCACATGATCGAAGAGCTTCTGCCGTATATGGAGCGCATTCTCTGCGCGCAATGCGGGAAATCCGTCTCCACGCCAGTGCCGAAACGGACCATCGTCCGCGCCTGGGTGGAGTGTCCGGAGTGCATCAATCGGCGCGGAGAGATTGGACCATGAAAGAGAAAAACTACCTCCATGATGGTCAGGTCACCTCTGCATTTCTCCTGGTACGGGCGAACGAAACAATTATTGCTTTGAACGTAGCACACGTTTATCGTGATTCGTGTTACAACAAACCACGAATGGAGCGGGTCCCTCCTGCCCGGCCTGATTGAATCCACGACAAGCTATGGATCCCAATGCGTTCACAGAAATAAACAAAGAAATACTTCGAACGTGCTTGGAAGGTTTTGCGAAACGAGGTTTCAGCGGCGACCTGGAATTTCGCTACGACGCGCGCCAGGTCTTGCGCACGGCGCTCGAATACCACGTCCTGGAAGGCTCGGATGAAGTGGAAGCGGCGATTGATAGTGTGACAAAAAACTGGCAGCGCATCTCGGAGTGGGTTAACCACAACGACGAGACGCTGTTGCGCGTGAAGTTCCAGAAAGGTAAGATAACGCGCGTCGATGTTCGCAACCGGATTCAGCGCTGGGAGCTGATCCCAGAGCCAAGCTGAATCTTCTTAGTACCCGCGACCGCCACATCGCGGCCCCTGTAGCCAGTCTTTTTTCGGGAACCGCCCGCCATAGCGCAACCCGCAGGCCCCTAGTGGGTTGCCGCGATTTCCTCAAGCAGCCGATCTTTTGAGTTAGCGATTTCCCTACCTGTTCTTTCCCTGCCTGTTTTATATCTACCAAATGAATCGAGGACTTTATGAGTGCCAAACCTGAATTGGCCTTTGATGTGTGCTGGGACATTTACCGCGGCGCACGGGAAACTTTGAACGAAAAGCGCCAGGTCTCTGCGCTGAATCCCACCGAAACACAGAAATACCTTTGGCGCCCGAACGTTCGTGCGCAGCAGCCGGAGTTTGTGGCCGACTTCGCGCTGGCGGGGAAGAAAGCCCTGGCTGGGCCGGAATGCGCCAGCCGGCTGATCCTCTTTAACGTCTATTACCTGTCGTTGGCGCCGTATGAGCAGGCGCGGCGGTTCCTGGGGATTGGGGAGATGACCTGGGTGCAGTGGACGGAGCAGATCCGCGCGCGCTGCGGGGCCGAGCTGCTCTGGCGCGGTCTATTTCCGCCAGCGAAGTATTTCCAATGATGAAGTCCTGGAACACCTGTCCGAAAGGACAGTAGAAAGGACGAGGCCAGGCGCTATACTGGCGGACGTACCAGAAATCTCTCCCGAGTTTTCACGCCTTTTAGTCGTCACGTCAAGAAATCAAACCCCCTGAGCGGATCCGCCCTGCTCAGGGGGGTTCTCTTTTGGGGGCGGCCCGCAAGCGCGGGAGCATCTGACAGCGCCAGCTGCCATCGCTGAAAGAGTACCTACCCTAAGAACGCAAGACAACGCCAAGATTGAGCACAGGAGCCGAGATGCCTGCCTATAGCAACACGTATCCACCGTATTCGGTTGGAGCTGGAGACGATGCCAACGTCTGGAGTGCGGAGACGCCAGCTCCGGGAAATGGCGGCGCATCCGCGTCCGCGCAAGTGGCGCTGGTGCCTTCGCCAGCTGGTGGTGGGGCGGTGCATTTCGATGGCAAATTTAGCGGGGCGCCGGGCGCCTTTGAAGTGGATTGCCAGCTAGCGGCGCTGGATGTCGACGGCAATTATCAGACGGTGGCAAACGGCAACGTCACCACGGCGGACGCCACCAACAATACGTTTCATTTGGAAGTAATCACCAACGCGAAATTCGCGCGCATGCTGATGCGCACGCGGACAAACGCTGTGTCGATCACCGGATCGATCGGGCGATGAGCTGATGGCGACATTCCTCGTTGCGCTGCTTTCCTTCACGTTTGGGGCGGGAGTAGCGTTTGGCGCGGCGCGCGTGCTGATCCTGCAGGTCCGCAAAGACCTGAACGGGCTGGGCTGCCTGATGCGCGAAAGCGTGAAAAACAGCGCAGACAATTTCAAGCGCTTAGAAATGGCGCTGGTGCTGGTGAGCAAGAACGATCCCGAGCGCCGGAAAATAGCGGAGTTTCTCGATGGACGCAGTTAAGGAGTTTTATGCATGGCAGCCTCGCGGATCTCCCGGAAGAATATTTTGCTGCTGCCGTGGTTTCGGCCAACGAGCTGTACGCGCGGATGGATCCGAGCGGCCGGCTGCCAGATCACAAGTTTTATAAGGATTTTTTAAAGCTGTTTTTGCTGCGTGACGCGCTGCACGCGCGGCTGGATCAGATTCACTCTGGCCTGCGCGACACGGCGGAGGAAGAGCGCGAACTGCTGCGGCAGATCATGGAAGTGAACGCGCTGATCGTAAAGCGAAACATCGATTACCTCCTCTGGCACGAAACCAAGCAGCCGGATTAATCGATTTGCGCTGCTTCGATGACACCTGCGAGCAGCGGGCGAAGAAAGAGCTGCGCGGGTTCGCGATGTGCGTCGAGCATTACATTGAAGCGCTCGAGCACGGGGCGCATCTGGATTTTGGGCAGTGGAACGGGCGCCACCAGAATTTGCGCCTGTCCGGAGGAGAGACCCATGAAGAAGAAAGGCGACCTGGCGGGGAAAATCGTGAACTATCTGAAGGCCAGGGAAAGCGGTAAGCGCAGCTACCAGCGCGCCGATCGCATCATGGAAGAGATTGTGGCCGCCGAGCCGCCGGAAGAGATTCAGCTGAATGAAGCCGGCCGCAAGGCGGTCCTGATCGACAGGTTCAAGGAGAAAGACATCGTATGGACCCCCTGCGGGGCCCGCCGCTGGGAGATCAAGGTAATCGAGGCTTAGTGCGTAACAGAATCTAGTACCGTTTACTCTTCTGATTCATGCATGCCCTTTCAAAGACCGAGCTGCGCGGCTTATTGGCTGCCGCGAAGGCTGGCAGGGAACGCGACTGGCTGATGATTTTAGTAGCGTTCAACCATGGGCTGCGGGCCAGCGAAGTCACATCGTTTCAGTCGAGTGCAGTGCAAGACGGCTATCTAACGATTCAACGGTTGAAGGGCTCACTGAAGACCACGCAGGCCTTGGTGGAGCATTCCGATCCGCTGTTAGATGAGAAAGCCGCGCTGATTGAATACGCGCGAAAGTCAACGCCAGGAAGGTCTCTATTCGGCATCGGCCGAGTGCAGTTTTGGCGCTTGGTAAAGAAGTATGCGAAAGCTGCAGGGGTGCCGGCGCACAAAGCGCACCCGCACGCGTTAAAGCACTCAATAGCGATGCAAACCATTGAAAGCGCGGGAATTGAGAACGTGCGGCAGCACCTGGGTCACAAGAGTTTGAGCAGCACCGGAGAGTATTTAAAAGTAAGCGATGAACAGGCTTCCGAGCGAATTGCGCAAGCTTTGAAAAATTGAATTGTTTGATTGTTGCGAGGCTGTATTCATATGCGCGGGGGGAAACGAGATGGAGCGGGACGAAAGCCGAAACCAGTAATTCCGGAGCCCGCGTTCGAGTCGCAAGGCACCAAACCGACGGCCGGAGACCGCGAATGGGCTGGGCGCACCGTCGATGCGCTCAATAAGCCCGAAGAGGCCAGCGACTCCTATGAGGTCAAAAGGCTCAGGGTGCTCAGCGAGGCGCAGGACCTGCGTATTCGCCTGGATTTCACAAGGTGGCTGTACGACAAGCGCGACGGCAAAGCCACGCAGCCGATCGATCACGGCGGCAACCTGGATCACACCATCATTTTTGACATGCCGGGGCCTGAGCGGGAACGCAAAAAGTAAAGGAGGCATTTATGTCTGCTGTAGAGGCACCCAAACCAAGTTTCTTCGAGAAGCTGACCAACGCGGTGCATCTGGACTACGTGCTTAAAATTCTGGGAATCGTGCTGTTCGCGCTGGCGCTGTTCAAGGGCTGGCATCAGCTTTCGTTTCTGAATAAAGCGCTGATGGTCAGCGGGCCGCTAGCCTGGCTGGTGGGCGCGAAGTTCACCCAGATTTATCGCTAAGTGCGCGTTTCGGACCACTACACTCCCTTCCCCCGGCAGCAACAGTTTCATGAGTCGCCGGCGAAGTACCGGCTGTTTGGCGGAGCCGCGGGGCCGGGAAAAACCAAGGCGCTGCTGTGGGAAGCGATCCGCCAGGCCAACCGCTATCCGGGCGTGGACACGCTGCTGCTGCGGCGCAGCTTTCCGGAGCTCGAGGCCTCGCTGCTGCGCGAATTCCGGCGCAACGTTCCGCGGGACCTGTATCGCAGTTTCAACGACTCGAAGCATACCGTGCGCTGGTGGAACGGCAGCACCACGCAGTTTGGCCACTGCCGCACGGAAAACGACGTCTTTCAATACCAGGGCGGCGAATACATTTTCATCGGCATCGATGAGCTGACGCACTTCACGCTGAAGATGTGGCAGTTCCTGACCAGCCGCAACCGCTGCCCGGCAAAAGCAAAAGATGCGCGGATCCTGCCATCGATGGCCGGAGCGAGCAACCCCGGAAACATCGGGCATGCTTGGGTGAAAGCGCTGTGGATGGACAAGCGGCTGGATCCTGCGTGCGCGACCAAAGACTACGACCCGTCATTGGGTCAATACGACCCGAGCGAGTATGAATTCATACCAGCAAAGCTGACCGACAACCCGGTGTATGCGAACGACGTCGAATATCACAAAACGCTCTCGCAGCTTCCGGAGATATTGCGGCGCGCCATGCTCGAGGGCGATTGGACGATTTTCGCGGGTCAGTACTTCGACATTTTCCGCGAAGGCCGGCACACCGAGCGCGCCGAGCGGCTGCCGCGCAAGGAATGGTGGAAGTGCTGGATCTCCGTAGACTGGGGATTCCAGCATCCCAGCGCCGTGTATTGGCACACCCTGACGCCGGAACGCAGAGTCATCACCTTCCGAGAATGGGTGCAGCCTGGCCTTTCGCCGCGCATGCTGGCGCAAGGCCTTGCGGAACGCACGAAAGAGCCGGTTGAAAATATTTATCTCAGCCCCGATGCCTTCGCCCAGCGAACAGCTGAGGCAAGTATCGCTGAGCAACTGGCGGATGTACTCGCCTCTCTTGGGCTACCGCGACCCGCTGCTGCCACTGACGACCGCATCGGCGGTTGGCAGTTTATGTATCAGCTACTCGAAAGCGATCGATGGGTCATCGCCGAGAATTGCGACCGACTCATTAAATGCCTGCCGACGCTGGTTCGCGATGAGAAGAAAGTCGAGGACATCGCGAAAATGGACGGCGACGATCCGGCCGACGCCGCGCGCTACGGATTGTATGGCGTGCCGGGAATCGAACCAGGGAAAATGCCGCTAGGCGAGCGGGTCCAGGAAAAAATGAAGGCCACCGAGATGGTGGACAAGGAAACCGGCGCGATCGTGAACATGACCAGTTACGCGATCCACGCGCAAAAGATTGAGGCCGAAGAGCGGCGGAAGTATCGCCCGGTCCGGCTGGGCCGCCGCCGCCACTGACTAAAAGTGAATAGCGGCGGAACAGTAGGGATTTATTATTACAGATATGGGAATGGTAGAAATACCCTGCGCGACCTGCAAGCGGCTGTTCATCGCTTCGGGGATAGAAGCAGCTATGGCCGCGCTGCGCGCGCATGAAGAAGAAGTGGGCCACGGCAAGCAGCGCAAAGTGAGCGCGGAGATTTTCTGGACGTTTTCGGATTTGAAGTTTCTCAAGGGTTTGAAAATTTCACCGGAGTAAAACTCCGAAAAGGAAGAGGAAATGAAGAACACGAGAAAGCTAGCGGTATTGGTGGCAGTTTTGGCGATAGTCTGCGGTTTGACGGTGATCTTCGCGCCGCACCGCACCAAAGCGCAGACGGCACTATCGAATCTGTCGCGCGTCGGCGGAGTGTATATGTCCCAAGCCTATTCAGGCTGGGGCGCGTACATTCTGAGCGGCAACTCGGCAACCGGTGCGCAGACCATCACGGTTTGCCCTGCGTTCACTGCCCTGCCGGACGGACGCATATTCAGCCCCTTCAATCCAGCGAATAGCACATTTTCCGCCATCACCGTAGACCCGCAGGGGAGCGTGTCGGAGACCGTGACGCCGACCGCAGTTTCGATCATCAATGCGCCAGCGGGAGCATCCGGAGCGCAGAGCTGTGCGAACGTTACCGCAACGTTCTCAAACGTTCACGGGGCAAGTTACGCGCAAAATCAGGTCATTTCCGGGGATCAGGGGATTCAGGAAGCGCTGAATGACGCCTCACTCAGTGGCGGAGGCCTGGTTTACTGGGTGGCCGACACCGGGAGCGTAACGCTGAACACCGGCGGTTTGACGACCACGACCACCACGCTGATTCCGAAAAACTTTATTTCCGCCGGCGCGTCAGCGCGAGTAACCACCACCATCACCACTTCCACTAACTGGGCGGTGGGGCTATCTGGCACAACGTCGGCATTCTGCACTGCCAATGCGACGCTGACAGCTGGCACAACCTGCTTGGCGAATATGAACAGCCCAGCCACCGTGGGGACGACAACAGGGCTTGGCGCAATACTGATTACTGTGACAGGCGCAAACGCTGGCGCAGGCGCAGTCCACTCGAAGGTGTGGGGCTATACCGCAGCGCAATCCACTTTCTAAGTTCCGCGAATAACGGCCGGGGATGAGCGCATCCGGAGATCACACGCCAATCTTTCAAAATGATCGCCTGGCTAAAAAACCTCCTGACGCCGCGCTACACGCTGTTTCTAGAGGAAGAGAACGCGCGGTTGCGGGAAGAGAATCGCGCCATGGTGAATTCGCTGCTGGGAGTGGCAGGGCATCAGCCGGTGGACTTCACCAAGGCGGAAGCCGTGCCGAAGAGCCGGCCGCGGAACTTGTCGCAGCACCAACTGCAAGCGCAAACCGAGCGGGAATCGAAGCTGCGCATGGTGCAGCGCTACAACGAAGCAAAACAGACAGCTCCCTCTGGCAACTCCTGATGTTCGGGGTAAAGAGCAAAAAGCTGCCGGAATATCCGGCCGACCACCAAGTAGGGATCCGTGTCCCGAAAGGCGGGTCCGACTGCGCGAAGTGTGAGTACTTAGACCAGGACACCATGAAGGATTGCGAGCAGGAGCAGTTTATCGCCTGGAATGGTTCAAGCGCGATTCCCGGAAAGATTGACGAATACTGCTGCGATTTTTTTGAAGCCTAATGACGCAGCCAGCTAACGCGACGGAGCTGTGCGGCCTGGCCAACGACCGCCCATGCATCACCGGGGAGTGGGGTCACACGGCGCGCGAATTGAAAAAGGGCCCGTGGAAGTGGAAGCAATCGCCCCGGGCGCCGATCGCGGAGCGGCAAATCAGCATGACGCGCGAGGAAGCGCTGAAAGCAAGTTTTACAAAGGGGGAAAAACAAAATGTTGACGGTGACAGGGACAGCGCAATTCGAGAATGAGGGCAAGACGCTGGTAATAGAGACGCGGGTGCAGCCGCATTGGCCAAGAGAGCACGAGCAGCTCGAGCGCGCGGTCGCGGAGACAGACCATCCAGACTTCGCGATGGAGCAGGGCTGCCTGGTCATGAAAACGAAAGTGCCAGTGCCGGCGGCGATGATCGCGGCCGAAGAGGCGGAAGAATCCGCATCGTTTTCGGGGTTAACAATTGTGAGAGATGGCTTGCCGACGGGAGCCGACCTGGACGCGGTGAGCGACGAGGAGCATATTGCGCACCCCGAAAACGATAGACCGTCAGGACGCAAACGACGCTGAATCTATTTACATAGAAACGCCGGGAAGGCCTTGCCCTCTTAAGACCCAGGCAATCCCGGCGTAGAGCTCGCGTGCGGCACTCACGCGGGCAATTTGTTTTCTATCCCGCGTCCGCTCCCAAGCGCTCGGGCCAGTGCCAGCTGCCCGGCTTCCCGCTGGCGTTGAACGGCACGCCTACCTTGTAGGCGGTGGGGAGCGCGCCGTCGTTGATATCGCAAAAGACCAGAAGATGGATCTCTTCGGTCTCCGCGCTGGTGACGATGGCCGGACGTTGCTGCCCATTTTCGTTGCAGTAGTGGACGATCCGGCCAAGCGTGGGTTTCACTTCCATAGCTGTTCCTGGTCCTGTCATATTCCTCCTCGCCACGAACTTTCGTGGCGTTTGCATTTTAGGACGGTTTCGAAGCGAAAGAAATGGCGAATGGCTACCGCACTGACATTTACGGCACAGGCACGCGACGCCATGGCGCAGATACCGCCGGGAACGATTGCGCCGAAAGAAGGGCCCGAGGGTCAAGACCAGGGGCTCGGTCCGAACAACGAGGACCTGGAGAAAAAGTATCCCGAAGCGGTGGCGGCGCTGCGCGACCTGGTGCTGTTCTACCGCCAAGAAGGAATTGTGGGGCGGCGGCACGAAATCCGCGCGCGCAAGAAAGCGCATTTATTTTGGCAGATGCAGCAGTACTCGAGCGGCTGGGATGCCGACAACCAGGACTGGCAAATGCCGCTTGGTGCGAACTTGGGGCTGCGCACTTCTGAAAACGAAGATGCGGAATCCGGCCCGCGCTACCAGTATGTGACGCCGATTTATGTGGCGTACGGCGATAGCTTCATTGCCGTGTTTTCGCAGGCGATACCGACCATTCAATGGTATCCGCAGAAGCCGGAGAACGAACAAGACATAGCCACGGCCAAGGCCGCCAGCGAAATCGAAGAGCTGGTCAAGGAACAAAACCACGTTTACGAGCTGGTCGAGCGCGTCGGGCAGTTGTTGTGGACCGATGGCAAGGTCGGCGCGTTCGTGCGCTATGTCACCGATGGGCAGCGCTACGGGTTCCACGACAATCCGATCGTGCAGGCGCAGCCGCAGAAATTTGGAGAAGACAAATTCCAGTGCCCGAACTGCAGTACGGACAGCGCCGTGGGACAGATGTATGGCATGGCGTGCCCGCAGTGCGGGACACCGCTGACCCAGGACAACTTTCAGGAAGCGCCGCTGATTCCCGTGCCTGTAGTTACAGGCTACGAAAAGGTGCCCAATGGCCAGGTAAGCATCAGCATCGTTGGCTCGCTGGAACTGAACACGCCGGTATGGGCGAACTACGAGTACGAAATGCCATACCTGCAGTGGCAGCTTGAGGTGCACGAAGCCAAGCTGCGCGCCACGTATCCCAAAGTGGCCACCAAGATCATGGCGGGAAACCCGAACGATGCGGACGACGTTTACGCGCGCGCCTCGCGCATCGCCATTAAGCAGGGGTTGCCCACTACGCATCCGGGCGACGCGCTGACCAGTTTAATTACTTACACAAGGAATTGGATCGAGCCCTGGGCATTCGCTTCGGACCGGGTGAAAGAGTCGGTGCGACAGCAATTGCTGCAGCTGTTTCCGAGTGGGTGCTATTGCGCGTTTGCAGGGGAAACGTATTGCGAAAGCCGCGACGAACGGAAGAGCGACCACTGGCGCATCTTGCACGCCATGGAAGGCGACGGGCAGAACCGCCTGGCGCTGGGCGACGTAATCATCCCGGTGCAGGAGCGCTACAACAATTGGTCGAACATCATCACCGAAAACATTGAGTATGGAATTCCGCCGACTTACGCGGATCCCAACGTAATCGATTTTGATGCGCTGTCCTCAAGGACCGCGGAGCCGGCGTCCATGTTTCCGGCCAAGCCCAGGCCCGGGCAAACACTGGCGCAGAGTTTCTACCAGCCCGAAGCGGCAAAAATCGTGCCGGAAACCATGCCGGCGATGCAGGAACTCGCGGGGCCCATGTCGCAATTTTTGACCGGAATTTTCCCGGCCGTATTTGGCGGCGAGATGGCCGGAGCCGGCGGAGAAACCGCCGCGGGATACACGCTAGCGCGCGACCAGGCCATGGGCAGGTTGGGGCGGACCTGGCGGCGGTTTAAAAGTTTTTGGGCCGAAGTGATGACCCTGGCGGTGGAATGCTTCAAGGGAAATGCCACCGAAGACACCCAGCGCAGCGTGATGGGCGAGGACGGCGAGCTCGAGCAGAAAGTAATCAGCATCGCCGACCTGCGCGGGCAGACGCATGCGCGCGCCGAAGCGGACGAAAGCTTTCCAGTGCTGAAGAGCCAGCAGCGCGGGATTCTGCAGAATTTGATGAACATGGCCGGAGACGCGCCGGAACTGGCCGCGGCGTTTGCCGAGCCCGCGAACATGCGCTACGTCAAGAGCGTGATGGGCCTAACGGATTTTGTGATACCGGGCGAGGACAGCGCCAACAAGCAATTGCGGGAGATTCAGCAACTGATGCAAGGGCAGCCGATCCCCACGATGCAGCCAGGCCCGGATGGAACGCCGATGCCAGGCTTCGCCTCGACGGTGCCGGTGGACCAGCTCCTGGACCGCCACGACATCGAATTTGAGGAGTGCAAGCGCTGGGCGAATTCGCCGGCGGGAATCACGGCGAAGATGAAGAATCCCGCGGGGTTTGCGAACGTGCGAGCGCACGCGATCGAGCACCAAAAGTTTGCGCAGGAACCTGCGCAACACAAACCGCCAAGCGCGTCACTTAATTTAAAGGATTTACCGCCCGGCGGAAAGGTCCAGCTGGCCGAACAGCAGGGAATACATCTGGATCCGGCCGAGCTGATCGCCAAGGAAGCGCAAGACCGCCAGGACAAGCAAGACAAAATGACGGCGCTACGCAAGGAGAAAGTGGCATGAGGTATATGGCCAAACCGGTAATTGTCGACGCGTTTGTAATCAAAGCCGTCGGCCCGGTTCTCGATGATGGGTCAAGATGGCTGGACCTTGAAGAGAATCCAACTAGCCTGGCGAGCGCAGAAATGATGTCCCGTATGACGCCGGGTGTTGGCGATTACTGGGTGGTCCAGTCGGACGGCTACGTGTATCTCAATCCGAAAGAGGTTTTTGAACGGAAGTTATCGCCCGGCCACCCACTAGGAGAAAAATATCATGGCAACACCAGCAACCCCAGTATCGAGTGCAGCACCGCCAGCAGCGGGAAGTCAGGAAGCAGTGAACACCGCGGCGGATTTTGAAAGCGCCCGAGTTCTGTTTTGGAAATGGATGCGCCAGAAACGCCGGCGACGCCAGTTGAGGTAACGACCGATGCGACGACCGATGCAGCGAAGGCCGATGCGGCGCCGGCGCCGGATGCCGCGAAACCCGCGGAAGCAGCCGCAGCAGCCGCAGATCCTTATGCCCTCGACGCGGCCAAACTGCAAGCAGCTCTAGCCGACCCGAATCAGGGAGCCTTCGTAAAGGAGCTCCACGAGAAGTATCAGCGCGCCATCGAGAGCACCAAGATTTGGGGGGCGGAAGCGCAAGAGGCGCGGAGCCTGGTGCCGGGCGGTTTGCCGGAATTGAAAGAGACGGTGGATGTGGCGCGGAGCGCGCGAGCCGAAGCCGCTGATTTTGCGAGCGGAGTGCCGGACCGCCAAAAGAGCGCGCTGCAGGCGATCGCAGACGAACATCCAGAACAGTTTGCAGCCGGCATACCGGTGTATATGGAGATTGCCGGTGCCAAGAATCCGCAAGCGCGGGAAACGTATTTGCGCGGAGAGCTACAGCGCACGCTGGAAGGCGATGGCGTTGTGGGAGCCTTGCAAACGGCGTTCAGCCTGATGGCCAAGGGCGAAGCGGCCACACCGGAAGATGAGCAAGCCTTCGGCCAGGCCATGGGCCAGCTGCGGGAGTGGGCCGACAAGGCCGGGTTTGCATCCGCCAAGCCGGCAAGTTCGGCAGCGGCTAAGGCCAAGCCGGTGGATCCGGAGCTGACCGCAGCGCGGGAAAAGCTGGCGAAGTATGAGGCCGACGAGAAAAAGGCCACCGTGGATAATTTCACCGCGTGGTACACGCCGGTCAACGAGGAAATCAGCAAGGGCGTGCGCGAAGATGCCCGGGCGCGGCTCGAGGACTTCCTGCCGAAGAACGTGGAGAAGAATTTCCGCGACATGACCATGAATGACCTCCTGGATAAAGTGGAGCGCGAGTTGACCACGCAACTGCGTGCCGATACCGGGCACAACGAAAAACTGGCGGCCGTTCTGGCCGGCAATGCCTGGAAGACGAAAGGCGCGGAAGCGAAAACGCAGTACCTAAACCTGAGCACTGGGCGAGCAAAGCAGCTGCTGCCGTTCATCGTCGAGAAACTGATGAAGCCGCTGACCCAAGCGGCGGTAGCCGGAGCGGAGCAAAAGACCGCCGCGCAGAAAGCCGCAGCGGCCAGGCCGGATGTGACCGGCGCGGGCGGGACGGCGCGGCCGAACAACTGGAAAGTGAAAGACGTGCAGCGCGGCGGCGCACTGTCCGGCAAGACCGACGAAGAACTCCTCGATCTTTAAGAACAAAAACTTTTTCAAGCAGTCAAATTCATCCCGGCAGAACCGGGAAAAGGTCCCGGTGCGCCTTTAGCGCCGCGGATGAAGAAAGGTCCTAGACATGCCAGCACAAGCGAATGCAAACGTAGTGGCGTTACAGCTCGAAAAAGTGAGGGACAAAATTCCTCTTTTGTACGAGCGCGACGACATTTTATTGACCATGATCCAGCAGCGCGGGGACGTGGAGAAAGTTTCCAGCCGTAACATGCGTCTGCCGCTGCAGGTGTTGCCAGGCGGCAAGGCCGGAAGCTACAACGCCGACGGCGGAGATTTGGGACGCGGCAGCGGAACGCAGTATGACGTGGCCCAGATCAGCCCGGTGTTTTTCCGGTTCGCCATCGAAATTACCAAGCTCGTGGAATATGCCACCAGCGGCAAGGAGCGCGCGATCGAGAATGCCGCGAAGCGCGAAGTGGCGCAGGGCATGAAGCAGTTCCGGAGTTTCCTCGACAAGCTGATACAGACCGCCGGAAACGGCGTGCTCGGAGTAGTAAGTAGCGTAGCCGGCAGCGTACTGACGATGGCGGTGCCCATGGGCGCTGCGCTGGTATACATCGGGCAAACCATTCAGGTGTATGACACCACGCTGACGACCAACCGCGGCCCGGCAAACGTAGTGATGGCCGATCCGATCAGCTCAAGCCAGACCATAACGCTAGACGCTTTGCCGCCCGGCACGGTGGCAACGGACGTGATCGTGCATGACGGTTTGACGGGCGCCTCGCCGATTTCGTTGTTCGGTGTGAAATATCACCAAAACAACGCGACGACCGGGACCTGGCTGAACATGAACCGGGCAACATATCCAGTGCAGCTCCAAACCCCGCGAGTCAATGCGGGCAACGCCGCGCTGACACCGACCAACGTGCGCCTAGCACTGAACAAGGTGAGAAAAGCTTTGGGCATCGCCTCGCTGGGAAAGCTAGTGGCGTACTTGGCGGTTGAGCAGGAGCACGCCTGGGAGAACCTGGGCATCACCATCAGCCAGATCATCAAGGAAGCACCGGGCGGCGGCACAGACAATTTGGATTTGCTGTTCACCGGGAAAAAGACCATGGCCGGAGTGCCGATTAAGGCCAGCGTAAACGCCGACCAGACGAGGGTAGACTTCCTCGATTTGTCGCATTGGGGTCGCGCCGTACTGAAGGATATCGACTTCTACGAAGTCGGCGGGAACACCGTGTTCCCGATTTATGGCGCATCCGGAGGCCTTGCGGCCAGCTATATCTTCTATTTTGATACCGCGTTCCAGGTCTGGAACGATTCCCCGCGCAGCGGGGCTTTCATCGACACCTTGGGACGCCCAAGCGGCTATTGAAAAGAGTTGTCCTGACGGGCTGGGCCACTCCTCCTGGACGTCGGGACCGGGGGTGAGCCGGCGCGAAACCGCCCCGGCTCCCGCCGAAATTCACTGTTTATGACCACTAAAGTTTACTTGGCGGCATTGCTGTATCCACTTTTGTGGGCCGGACCGGTGAAGTGGATTCTCATTGGCATCGTTGTGGGCATCGCGATTTTTATCGCACTCGCTTTACGCTTTTTCCGCAACCCAGATAACTACAGATGATCAACGTGATTCGCGAGAAGCATGAGACCCCGGAGAGTGTGGCGCGGCTACTGTTGCGCGTCGGCGGGACGAACCGGTTTGGGAAAGAGAATTACCGGGCGGTGTGGGGCTGGAACCGCCTGACGCTAATTGGCGGGGAGTGGGAACAGAAAAATGAGGATGGCGCGCCGGAGCAATGGGCCTATCGCTGGGTGCCGAAGTACACCGAGACCGATAGATGGCATCTCGAGAAGTGGATGCCGCCAGAACTTTACGGGTCGCCGTGGACATGGTGGGGGACGGAAAAAGAGCGCGAGCTGGGGCCGTATCCGGTGCGCGGGGAGTACGAACACGTGCTCACGCTTGAAGGGAAGAGCGGGGAATTCGTGCAGCTTACGTCCACGATTGCGGAGCGCATCGCGCACATGATCCAGTACGCGCGAAAGTTTCCGAAGTCGGCGACAAAGGCCGCGCTGTATCGCCGGGAAGCGAAAGCCGATCGCGATTATGAAGAGTGGGCCTACGATCAGTTGACCGAACAGGTCCCCGCGTTCCACCAGCAGCCATTCGTAACCGTCGCCTGATTAATCGAGCGCACGATTTCTAAAGTTTCCAAGGAGAAAAAATGGCCAGACCGATGCCAGCGAAGGACCGGGCCGCGCGGATCGCGGTGATATGCAATTTGACGGATTTGTACAGCGTCGAACAGCGGAATTATGGGGTGTTTGCGGTGCATCCAGTGATTGCCGGGATGCAGTATGTGGTGCGCTGCAAAGCCTCGCTGGAGCTGCAACAGAAGAAAGAGCGCGGGCGCGAAGCGAACATTTTGCCGGGAGGCGGGGCGCGGAAAGAAATCATCGCCCAGTGCGAGCCGGGCGAAGAGTATGCGCTGACGGAACTTGCCGACGCCACGGCGGTGCGCCAGGAAATGGGCGGCCCCGACGGGCAGAACAACACGCTGGTGCATGAGCCCATGCCGGCATACGACACCGCGGACGATATCGTGCGGTCGCTGAACAAGAACATGGCCATCGGCGGAGTGGGCGCGGACGGGATTGAAGGATTTTGCGGGATTTTTGTTTGCGACGACGACCGGCCAACGGCGCAAGAGCTGAAGGCCGCGCGGCAGCGGCTGCAGAAGTGCGATGAGGCCATGGTGCAGCGCGCGGATATCGACTTCGCCTTTTACAAAAATCCCATGTTCTGCGTAGAAGCCATTCCATCGGCGAAGCGGCTGAAGATCGAGGACCGCGAATGGCTCAGCGTCTACAGACCGACCGTTGAATGCCAGGCATGTTTTGCAAAGAACGATCCGCGGGCGGTGGTGTGCATGAAATGCAACTTTGTGATGAACCGCAAGAAGGCCATCGAGATCGGCTACCTGGAAGCGGTGCCGGAACCGGCCAAGCCGCACAAGAGCGCTTAGCCGATGAACGCGCCGCTTGTGATTGCCGCCGTTGCGCTGGCCGGGACGTCGCTGTTTGACGGCTGGACGACGGTGCGCTTCCTAAAAAACCACGACTACGTGGAAAAAGATACCGCGTGGCTGTTTGGGCCCCGGCCCAGCACGCTGAAGGTTTACGGTCTGGGTGCAGCTGTGATCGCCGGAGAAATTATCTCGGCGCTACTGTTGAACGAATTGACCGTATACCTAGGCTACGCGATGGCCGCGGCCGGCGGATATCAGGTGTACACGCACGTCCGCGACGGCCTGGCCAATCTGAAAATTCCGGTGAAATGACAATCCATGTACGGCACAGACATACCGATCGAAATAGTGGGCGGTTTGGTCAGCGACATGGCGGCCACCCAGTTGCCGGCGGGGGTAAGCCCGGATTGTAAGGACATTGCTTTCAGTGAATCAGGTGCTCGCACTAGACCTGGGCTGGGCGTGCCGATCGGCGGGACGCCGCTGACGGGCAACGTGGTGAATTACCTGAAGACCTTCATCACGTCGAATGGGACGCTGCGCGCGCTGGCGATGACCGACCTGGCGAACCTGTACAAGGAAACAGCGCCGGGAGCATTTGGGCTGATCACCCAGCTAAACGATGTGACCATCGCGGCGCCATACGCGGACAGCACGACGATTTTCAACCGCGAATATTTGGCGCTGAGCGATGGCAAGTTTGGCGTGGGCATGCCGCGGCAGTTCGATGACGTGAACCTGGACCGCGTGAGCCAGGTGGGCCCGGGCGCCGCGCCCGCAGCTGCGGACCAGACAACTAGTTACACCATCACAGCATCGCCAAACGGATTAAAGCGCGTCGGTATTTTCGACGGGATGGCGATAAGCACAATCACACAAGTCGGAGTGCTGGCAACGTTGACGGCTACAGGGTCTTGGTTCACCTACTTTCAAGCCAATGACACCATCAAGATTGCCGGAGCTGGCGTGGCTGGCTACAACGGCACGTACACCGTGGTAGCCGTGCTAAGCCTGAACAGTCTGACGTTTATTGCTTCTTCACCCAGTTTTGGGGCGTCCGCTGGAGGTACGGTTGAATGGGGTTACGTGACCGTTTTCCCGACAGCTACAACCGCGATTTTTAGCGTCGGAGCAAAAGCGGGAATCGCAGGAGCAGGAGTCGGCGGCTACAACGGAAACGCGGTGATTCGGGCTATGGCGTCACCAGCAGTCAGCCTGGTCTTATCCAGCCCTGCTTATATCGGGTTGGCGAATTCCGGAAATGGAACGCTGACATTGGTTGGAAACATCTCTGCTGGGACGCGCGAAGTTAGCGTGATCTTCGTAACCCGGCAACAGTACCTGACTGCGCCAGCGCCGTTTACGACCTGGACGGCGGCGGGCGGAAATGCCGCTATTATTTCAGGCATTCCCATCGGGCCGCCGAACATCATCCAGAGAATCCTTTGTTTCACCGGAGCAGGCGGAGCGAACTTTTTCTACGTCACAGGAGCCAACGCCACGCTGCCAGGCAGCGACATGGTGATCGCGGACAACAGCAGCACGCAGGTAACGGTAGATTTTACGGATGCGATCCTGCTGGCGGGGACGAACGTGGACGCGCTGTACAACCAGGTGGAGCTGGGGGAATGCGCGGGAGTGATCGATTACAAGCTTCGGAATTTCTGGTGGGGCGAGCGCGCCAAGATTGGGAATTTCAACAATCTGACGTTTGACGGCGGGTTCACAAATCCGGGAGGCACGCCGAACTTTCCGCTGGGATGGACGCAGGACGCGGTTTTTGCGTCTGGCGGGGCGTCGGCGCTGGCGCAGATACAGCCGACGATTTGGGGCGATGCGTATGCGATTTTAGGGAATGGCGCGACGGCCACGCGGGGACTGATCACGCAGAGCGCGGCAAAAGATTTCCGCGGCGTACCAATCCTGCAAGCCGGGACGGCGTATAGCGCGCGTTTCCGCGCGCGCTGGGCCGTGACGTCTGGCGGGGCGCCAACGGCCGGGAACCTGCAGGTGCAGCTTTTCAGCGCCAGCGCGGGATCCCTAGGACTGTTCACTGTGGCATTTGGGACCCTGACGAGCACTTATGCCGAGTACATCGGGCCCATACTTGCGACGCAAACGACGATTCCAGCGGATCTGCAGTTGCGTGTGTATGCGAATGGCACGCCGGACAACCGCACCATTTTTCTGATCGACAATATCGAGTTGTACGTAACCAGCCAGCCGAACAACGTGAGCCTGGTACGGGCCTCGCGAGTGGAGAATCCCGAATCGTTTGACGGCGTGACCGGGCTACTGCAGGTAGCGGAAAACAATGGCCAGGCGATGCGCGCCGCGTTCAAGGTGCGCGAGCGGTTGTACTTCGTAAAAGAGCATTCGCTGCACGTGACGAGCGATGATGCCTCGAACGAGCCGAGCGGCTGGAGCGTGGACGAAGTATCGAAGACGGTAGGGACGCCCAGCGTGCGCGGAGTTGGAGTTGGGGAAGACTGGGTGGTGGTCGCGGACCGCGCGGGACTCTACATTTTCGCTGGTGGCGAGCCGCAAAAGATTTCTCAGGAAATCGGACACAGCGACAAGAAATTAACTTTGGCGTGGGACCAGATCAACTGGCAGTACGGGCACACCCTGTGGGTGACAGTGGACACGCTGGAGAAACGGATCCTAGTGGGCGC